TCGGTGGGCGCGCCTTACCCCCATGGTCCCGCGCCCACCGAGGCCCCACACTCCGGCGCCCTCAGCGGTACCCCCCGAACGGTGGGGGCGCCGGACACCACACGGGACCCCGCGCCATGAGCGACCAGCCGGAACTACACGCGCGGGTGTCGCCTGTGCTGGGCAGGTCGGGAACCTGGTTGCAGCGGCATGTCTTCCGCGGCCTGGACGGGCAGATCGCGGAAGCGCTGTGCTCGCACCTTGCCGTGACCAGAGAGCTACAGCCCGACGACGTCAACGTGCCGTTGTGTCCGCTGTGCTGGCTGATCGGCGGCCTGCTTGGGCGGGACAGCGATGTCGTCGAGCAGTGGAACGACTAGGAAGGGAACGCGTCCAGTGCGCACCTGTGCCCGAACTGTGGCAACAAGGACTGCAAGTGCGAATGCTGACCGCTCTATGAACCGGTCACGTCCCGGTCCCTGCGGAGGTAGCCTGCCGCCGCGCTGAGCACGACGGTGGCGGCCGCGGCGACCTCCGGCGGCACCTCAACCCCGAACAGGCCGGCCACCCAGACCAGCAGCAGCGTGACCGCGCCGGCGACCGCGCTGGCGGTGACCTTCGGGACCGGCTTCAGGGAACCGTCACCGCTGGACATCGTCGGCCTCGACGTCGAACCGGAGCGTGCCCAGCCTGGCGGCGACCTTGTCGGCCAGGACCTCGAGCTGTGCCTCGGACAGGTCGACCGACGCCGGCTCGGCCACCTTCTCCTCGAGCTTCTGGATCAGGCCGACGAGGTAGTTGCCGTCCAGCGTGTCCAGCACCATGGCGGGCACGCTGTTCGGTGTGGGGGCGGCGACCTCGTGGACCACGCCGAACTGGTCAGTCTCGTAGTACCGCTGGCGGAGCATGCCCATGACCCGACGGTGTGTGTTGTCGATGGCGTTGTAGAGGTCGGTCTGCTGCTGGTCGGACAAGGCCATGAGGAAACCTCCGAGATCCCATGGGGTGGTGTCGTCGGCGGCCGCGGTGGGCACGACGGACAGGTGCAGGTGCTTCGTGTGCGGGTTGGTGCCGCTGTAGGGCTGCCAGGAGCCCTGCCAGATCCGGCGGTCCCAGATGACGTACTTGATGCGGCTGTCGCCGCTGGCGACGAGCTGGGCGGCAAGCCAGTGGCAGTCCAGGCCGCCGGCTGGGTCGTGGGTGAAGTCCCGAGCCCGCACGATCCCGGCGGCGTCGGGGTTGTGGTCGGACACCCGCGACGAGTGCGCGGCGTCGCCGATCGAGCCATCGCTAGCCTTCGACCGGTGCGGCGCCAGCTCGTTGAGCTGGGCGAGCAGGACGTCGAGGGAGCGGGCCACTCTCCACGCCATGGCTCAGTCCCGCAGTCGTCGGGTGTTCGGGGTGAACGCGAACTCGACCGGTTCGTAGTCGGTGCCCATCGTCGTGTTGAACGTGGACATGAACAGGGTCTCGGCGTCGGCCTGGGTGGCCGCGGTGACCACGATCGGAGGCCGGTCGCCGGGGTAGGCGCGGCACTCGATCCCTTCTGCCAGCACGTATTCCTCGGCCTCGACCCTGACCTGCCGGTAGAACTGGAACGCGGCGGCCGTGAGGGCCGTGCCCACCATGGCGTTGTAGAGGTCGACGAACGCCGCGCACACCGCGTCCCCACTCTCGGCGAGGGCGTTGATGTCGGTGGACGGGTCGGTGGGGTGGTTGAGGAACGCTTGCCAGCGGCCGGTGCCGTCGCGCAGCGGGCCGTAGCCGACACGGATCATGTTGGGGCTCCCTTAGGTTTCGGGGGTGATGTCGATGGAGCAACGGGAGATGGTGGCGGTGGAGCCGCCGCCGACGCGGAACCACAACACCGCGTTGTAGGTGGCGCCGGGGGTGAGGCCGCCGACGGGGTGGCTCATGCCCCAGTGGCGGTCGTTGGCGTTGGTGTCCCACTGCAGGGACAGGTCGTCGCTGGCGATCAGGTAGTCGGCGCCGGTGCCAACGGTGCCGCCGGTGCGGATGCCGAACGAGACCAGTGAGAAGTTGAGGCTGTTGCGGCACGCCGCGTGCCAGGAGACGCGCACGATCCCGGAGGTGGGGGCGACGAACGCCTTGCCAACCGGGCTGGTGGCGCCGGAGCGGGTCTGGGTGAAGGAGGAGTTCGTGACCGTTCCGGAGTCCAGCGGTGAGTGCGCCTGCAAGCTCTGGAACTGGTTGTTGAGTAGCTGGGCGGTGAGCCACTGTCCGGCGGCGAACACGGGCATGACGCGGCCCTCCTTAGGGGATGAGGTAGACGGGGTCGGCGAGGGACAACTGCGTGCCGGCGCGGATGGTCTTGACGACGCCGTTGACGGGGGTGGCGTCGACGGTCATGGTCTGCGGGGAGCTGGTGCCCGTGCAGGCGGTGGCGTTGAGCACGACTCCGCCGGCCTTGATGTGGAACGGGTACTCGGCCGGGGCGGTGGTCCACAGCGTGCCGCCGGCGGTGGCGACGGACAGGCTGGTGGAGCCGACGGTGAAGTCCGCGGCGACGGTGGAGGTGTCGCTGTCCAAACGGGATCCGTCGTCCAATGTGGCGCCGTCGTAGGCCTCGGCGGGGGTGGTGTTGAACACGAACTTGTGCTGCGCCCACTGGTCGCCGTAGGCCTCGGTCCAGCCGCGGGCGATCAGCCGGACGTCGTCGTAGATGCGGCGGGCCTGCGCGTTGGTGATGGTGATGGCGTCGTCGACGCCGAGGTCGAGCACGGCGGCGGTCAGGACCGGGTCGGCGAGGAACGCGTCCGCGGCGAGGTCGAGGGTGACGGTTGGGTAGCGGGGGCCGGGGATGGTGCCCATGTGCACGCGCCAGCCGGCCTGGTCCGGCAGTTGGGTGTCGTACTGGACGTTCACGTCGACGTCGGTGTCGGCCCGCCCGACGGCTCCCGGGGCGGTGCCGGGGTCGTTCGTGTTGCCCGGGCCGCTGGTCTGTTCGTATCGGTACTCGCCGCCGTTGGGGCGCTTGGCGGTAACGTCGTTGAGCAGGCCTTGGTCGTCGCGCACGGGCCCGAAGTCGGGGGAGATGGTGCCGGCGGCGTAGTTCAGGGTGAGCGCCACCGGGGCGGTGATGACCGAGTTCGGGGTGCGCAGCGCCAGCCCGGTCGTNCCGCGNGGGTCCGAGGCCGTGCCCATGGCGACGTCGACGCACTCGTCGATCAACTTCATGAACGGCAACGGGCGCTGCGGACCCATCGTCGGCGTGAACCCCGCGACGCCGGNCACCGCCGGCGAGATGCCTTCCTCGCGGCACAGGCGATCGAACCGGTCCNCGGCGGTCTCGCCCACCANGCCGAGGTACTTGTCCCGCAGCAGCGTGAAGTTCCAGAAGCCACCCGAGATCGCGAAGATGGACTGGTTGATGATCACCGCGTTGGTGACCTCGTAGCCCTCGATCGTGGCCGGGAACGCCGCGAACTGGATGAACGTCGGCACACCGATCGTGCCGGCGAGCGTGACCTGGTACTCGTCATCGTCGATCGCCAAGTCGAACACCACGTTCCCGCCTGACTGCTTCGCGCCGAACCCGATCACGTGCCACTTCGTGTCGTCGCCGAGATCGGGCAGCGGCACGGTCATCACGGTGGTCAGCGACGGCAGCCACTGCAGGGTCACCGTCCCGGTATTGGGCAGGAAGTGCAGGTACAGCTGGCTGGTGGCGACCCCGCCGGACACGTCCAGCACCACGCCGGCCTCACGGTCCGAGCCGAGCCGCTGCATCCACACCGCGCCGCACCCGGCCGCGGCGGTGTGCTTGCCGGAGGTGATGAACGCGAACATCTGCCCGGACGTGCCGGTGCCGGGCGGCACGATCGTGACCGCACGCTCGACCGCCAACACACCGGTTTCGGTGCCCCACTTCAGCGCGCCGCCCGTGGTGCGGACCATCCGCATGCCGTTCTGGCCGTTGATCACGTTGGTGCCGGGTGCGCTGAACTCCGGCGGGTAGTCCAGCGGCCAGTAGTCCGACACGGTGAACGGCAGTCCGGCACGGGTGGCGTAGCGGTAGATCGCGGTCTGGAACGCCCGTTCGCCTTTGGACAGTCGACGGCGGATGCCGGCGGCCTCGACCTCGGTCCACTGGTCGGCGTGGTCGGTGGAGGTCTTGGGCACCATCTTGACGACCTCGCCGGCGAACCGCGGCGACTCGACGGTGACGTCGTCCACGCTGAACACGATCGGCTTGGCGTTGCTGTTGCCAGACCCGACGCCGTTGCGGATCCCGACCGTGCCGGCGGTGGCGATCTGGTTGTCGTGCACCTCGACGTGCCACCCCACCGGCTCGGCCCCGGGCGCGTACACCTTGGCGCGCAGGGTCTCGTCCTCGGCCTGCAGCTTCACCCGCAGCACCTTCGGCGACGCGATCGACACCAGACCGGGCACGGTGACCGGGGCGGCCAGCTGGCCGCTCACCGAGTGGTGGATGGTGATGGTGACCGTCTCGGCGCTCGTGATCACCACGCGGGCCATGTAGTAGGTGCCGCCCGAGCGTCGGCAGAGCACGTTCCCGGGTTCGATGTCGCCGCCGGTGATGTCGCCCAGCGCCACGGTCGTCGTGGCGGCGACGGTGACGTTCCGGACCGGGGTCATGTTCAGCACCGAGTACCGGTAGCCGGCCGCCACCGGCACCGACATCGTGCCGACCCCGCCGGCGACGTTCCAGTCGCCGTTGACCACCGACCCGCCCGCGCCGCCGGCGTTGGTCCACGTCTCGCCCGTGGTGGCGGTGCCCCACCCGTTCGACACCGTGCGCGTGAACGTGTCGCTGGCGAGCNGCAGCGANACCCGCAGGGGCACGTTCCGGTCCAGTTCCTCGAACCACTGCCCCATGGGGTTCTCGGGGTTGTAGTCGCCGTCGCCNTGGTCCGGGCCGTCGTCGAGNGTGAACCGGCACCCGCACGGCGGAGTCTTCGACGACCAGTCCCGCCGCGCCTGGGTGATCTGGACCCCGGGTTTCTGCCGCACGTCGGTGGTGATGTCCTGCCAGCCGTTCAGGTACCACTCGACACGCGGTACATGCGGGAACCCGAGCCCCATCAGCCCACCGCCACGGCCGTGATCACCCCGGTCTGCACCAGCCGGTCGATCAGGCTGCCGACCTCCTGGTCCCCGCCCGGCGCCACATACAGCCCGACCGCGCCGCCACCGCCCGCCGAGCCGGCCGGGGTGACCGTCTCGCCGGCCTGCAGGATCGCCAGCGACTCCTCACCCGGAGCGCCGGGCACCCGCGCCGTACCGGTGTGCAGCCGGGGCACGTTCGGAATACTCGGAATATCCGAAAAAGGATTCACCAAGTTGATTCCGTAAATGACCTTGTTCGCTACCCCGATCAGCCAGTTCAGCCGATCGATGACCCAGTTGATCACCGACTTGAAAGCACCCGATATGGCATCGCCGATGCCGCCGAAGATCCGCCCGAACCAGGCCGGGATCCCGCCGAACCAGCCCATGAGGTCATTCCAGCGGTCCCGCACCCAGCCGGCCGCCGTCGACGCGGCGTCCTTCACCCAGTCCCAGTGCTTCACCAGCAGCACGATGATCGCGATNAGCGCGGCGATCCCGATGATCACCCAGGTGATCGGGTTCGACAGCAGCGCGGTNGTGAACGACCACACCGCGGGAATCACACTCGTGGTGAGCGTGGTCCAGAATGTGCGCAGGCTCGGGAGCAGCAGATTCACGAACCCTGACGCGAGGTCGCCGATGCCCATGCCGAGGGTGAGGAGTTTCTCCTCCAGCGACAGGCTGTCGTCGGTGAGGCCCTTCATGGTGTCCGAGACACCGGTGATGGTGTCGCGGAACCCCATCGCCCGGGTGTCCACAGTGTCGAACCCCTCGATGGCGGTGTCGAACGACTTGCTGCTGTTCCGCATGGACCTGCCCGCGTCGTCGACCTTGTCCGACATGGACTTCGACGCCGCGCCGACCCGGTCGAACGCCTCGGTGAGCTTCTTCTCGTCGCCGGCGAGGGTGAGGGTGACGGTGGGCTTACTGGCCATTGCTGCCCTCCCGCTGGCGTGGCACCAGGTACTCAGTGCGCGTCTCCACGCGGGTGAGCCGCTTGTCGACCTCGTGCAGCTGCTCGATGACCCGGTCGAGCTTCCCGCCGAGCGCGCGGGAGGCGGCGGTGGCCTGGTCGACGGCGTCGCGCATGCTGCCGCCGGTGTTCGGCTTCACCTCGTGCTCGACCTTCTGCTGCGCGGTGCGGGCCTTGCGCAGCTCGACCCAGCCGCCGATGAGCGCGACGAGGATCGCGCCGCACACGGTGAGGATCGCGACCGAGCCCGGGGCCATCAGTCGACCTCCACGCCGGCCTCGCGGGCCACCTGAATCAGCGCGTCGACGAGCACGTCGTGGACCTGGTCGCGGTTGTTGTGGAACCCCGGGTAGATGTAGCGGCCCTCCCGCTGGAACGGACGCCGGACCGAGCGTTTCGGCCCGACCCGGCCACCGAAGTCCAGCCACGGGTAGTAGGGCACCCGCTTGCCGCCGCCCTCCACACGCGACTCGGTGCGGGTGGACTTCGCCTTGACCGACCGGGCGGCCTTCCCCGACCGGCGCGGGACCCGCGGCTGGGCCCAGTCGACCACGATCTGCGCACCCTCGTTCTGCGCGAGCCGCAGCACCTTGGGCAGATCGGCGTCGAGCTTGCGGAGGTTGCGGTTGAACTCGGCCAGCCCTGTGACCTTGATCGGTTCGATCGTCGCCACCGCGGTTCACCTCCTCCGCCCCCGGGTCGCCTTCGCCTTCTTTGCCTCAATGTCCTGCCGCTGCGCCTTGCGTCCGTAATAGACGACCCACCGCACGTACTCGGCGTGGTCCATCTCGTCGAGCTCGGCGACGGTGCGGTGCAGCTTCTCGGCCAGGAAGAACTCGAACTCGTCAGCTTCGCCGCTTTCGAACGCGAGAAACGCCGCTTTTCTGGGCACCCTCCGCGAGCCCGGACAGCTCCTGGATTCGCTCCAGCACGGTCACCGCGTCACCGGCGGGCGCGTCCTCCAGCCACGCCGCGACCTCGTCGACGGTCATCGCCGGCTCGACCAGCCCGGCCGCGATGAAGTGGTTGTCCAGAGTGGTGACCTGGTTGTCCTTGCTGGCCTTCGCGGCAGCCGTGCGCGCCTGGTTGATCTCCCCACGTGACAGACCGCGGACGACCACCGTGCCCTCGCCGAGGTCGACTTCCTCGGTCTTGCTGGTGCGCTTCCGCTTGAGCAGCGCCTCTTTGTCCAGTGTGGCCATATGGTTCTCCTACGGCTGGGTGCTGATGACGACGTCGCCGGTGTACTGCAGGTCGACTGACCAGCGGATGATGTCGCCGACCGGAATCGACTCGGTGTACTTGCCGACGACCACGCTCACGGTCTTCTGCGGCTTGCCGGATCCGGTGCCCTCCGGCCGGTACACGTAGGGCACGGTCTGCCCCAGCAAGGGTTCGATGATCGCGGCCGGCCCGGACAGGCTGGTGTCGTAGATCCCGCCGATGGTGTTGGTGCCGTCGAGCAGGCCGCCGGTGTAGGTCTTGGACTTCTTGCCGTAGGTGGTGGTCTCGTGCGTGTCCGCCGTGCGTTCCGGATCCGACGCGTCACTGAACTGGGACATGTCGACACCGTTGAGCAGGTAGGTGTGCAGCGATCCGTGCACTGTTGCCATGGGACATCCCGCCCTTCTAGGCGCTCGCGCCGATGACGATGATCTGGTAGGTCACCGAGGAGCCGCCGGCGCTGTTCGCGACCCGCAGCAGGTCCCCGGTGCCGGCGGTGACCGCGTAGCCGGTGCCGTCCGCGACGCCGGCGCACATCGCGACCACCGTGTCCGGTCGCACCGTGATGGTGCCGGTCGCGCCGAGCAGCGCGGACCACGCGTTCGACGAAGCCGCGCCGACGATCACGTTGTTCGTGTTGCTGGCCGCGGCCGCGACCACCAGCGCCTTGACCCGAGCGAGGGTGAAGGTGGCGCCGAAGTTGTCCGTCAGCACGCCGGCGAGGTCCAGGTCCTCGTTCGCCGACGCGGCGAGCGTGCGGTCGCTGTACCAGAGCCGGTCCGCCTGCCCGGCCCCGGCGCCGGTCCGCAGCTGCACCCGTCGCGAGAAGTCCAGCGCGTCCTTCGGGACCGCGCCGAGGCCCGCGGTCTTGGTCAGCGTCGCCAGCAACCCCAGCGAGAACACCGTCTCCAGTGCCATGATCAGGTCCCACTTCCTGTGACGTCCAGTTGGAACTCCGCGCCGAGCAGGTCGACCCCGCCGGAGGTGTAGGTGCCGGTCTCTGCGCGGGTGGCGATGACCATGTGGCAGGAGCTGTAGGTGTTGCTGGGCGAGGAGTTCACCGCCTGCTTCACGCTCTGCGGCCCGGAACCGGACAGGTAGGCGGTCAACTGGTGGTTCGCAGCCCGGTCCGACGCGTGCGCGACCATCACCCACAGCGGGAACGTCATGGCGTCCACACCGCGGCCGTAGGTCTGGTCGAACGCGACGTCGTCCGGCAGCCCCACCACCGCGCCCGGGGGCGGGATCTTGCCCACGTTGTACGGGAAGACCCGCAACCCGACGATCGCCTTCAGCTTCGAGCCGATCTCCTCCATCACCGCCTGGACGTTCATCGCGCCCACACCTTCCGCCGCAACCCGTTCAGCGACACCGCCACGTCCGGGTCCACCTTGGCCAGCAGCCGCAGCTCCGATCCGGTGTCCGGGGAGCCGGCGATGCCGTACGGCGAGTCCCGTCGCGCGGCGAACCGGGTGCCCTGCAGCAGCGCGGCTTGCTTGACCTCGGTCGGCACCGCAGTCCAGCCCCACTGGCCGGTGACCCGCACGCTGCCCTCACGTCCGAACAGCGTGCCGACGGCGGCCGAGGTCGGGAGCGCCAGCTCGATCCACGGCCGCCGTTTCTGCGCGGCGTTCAACGGCCGCGGCACCGACCCGGTGACGGCCACGAACACCCCGGCCGCGTACTGCTCGACGGCCACCTCGGTCGGCGCGACCATCAGGTCATCCATCGGCACCAACCACGCACACCGCGACTTCGACCACACCGGCGTGTACAGCCGCGCCTCGGGTGCGTCGACCTGACCGAACTGCCGGCGGCAGTGATCGTCGACAGCCCTCGACGCGGCCGTGGCCCAGCGGGCGAGCTGCGCATCGTCGAGGTCGTCGTCGATGCGCAGCTCGTCGGCCAGCTGGTCGCCGGTGATGTAGTCGGGTGCCCACGGCATCGGTCAGCCGCCGTCGCCGATCGGGCGCCGCGCACGGTCGGCTTGCCGTTTCCGGGCGGCTTCCTGCTCGACGGCCTCGGCGTAGCTGGTCGCCGTCCGCGACAGCAGGTCCCGGTCCCGGTCGACCTGGGTCTGCTCGGCCTGTTCCGGGGTGGGTGCCGCGGTGTGCCGCTCCAGGTTCTCCACGCGCGCGGTCAGGTCGGCGAGCGCCTGGGCGACGTCGAGTTCGGCGACGCTGTCCGCCTGCACGTCGTCCACGGTGACCTCCGTGGCGGGGCCACCGGTTGCGGTGTCCGGCGGTGTCGGCTTGCGTGTGGTGGCCATCAGTACCCCTTGCCGATCCGCACCGCGGCGATGTCGAGGTTCGTGACCGCCGAGTAGGAGATCGCGACACTCGGGTCGTTGATCCCCTCGTTCGGCACCGGGATCACCGACACCCCGGTGGTGACCGGGACGGTGACGGGCGCGAGAGCGCCGACGGTGACGTCGCGGGTCGCGGCGTTGGTGTTGCGGACGACCACGAAGATCGTCTCCAGTTCCCAGCCCGCGCAGGCCTTGCTGCCCGCGGCGACCGTGTCACCGCCACCGTTGCACGCGGTGAACGTGAGACTCGCCAGGCCGCCGACGGGAACGTCCTGAATGGTCAGTGCTGCCATGTCGATTGCTCCCTCGAGGGTTACGGGGTGACCGTGTGGCGGACGGCGGCCAGGCCGACCGGACGCAGGATCCGGACCGCGAAGTACCCGAACAGGCTCAGGTCGATGAACGCGGGCCCGTTGCGCTCCTCGAACCGGAACATCAGCAGCGCGGACTCCCACGCCCAGATGTCCATCGCGTTGAACATCAGCACATCGGCGTCACCCGAGGTGTTGCCGGTCATCGCCCACGTCGGCTGGAAGGTCAGGCCGTCGATGAAGTAGCCCTGCGTCTGTGTGTTCGCGGTGCCCACGGTGTTGTAGGCGCCGACGAACGGCAGCAGCGGCCGCCCCGTCGTGTCCACGGCGGACGCGAAGGACTGGGTGGCCTCCTGGGAGATGTGCGCCCGGTCCATCGGCCCGAACCGCCGGAACGGGTAGAGCGCCATCGCGCCGCGGACGCCGGCGAGCAGCTCGTCGCCGCCGGCCGCGATGCCGCCGGCCGAGCCGGTGGTGGTCGACACCTGCGCACCAGACGGGACGAACCCGGCGGTGATCGTGCCGCCCTGCCCGTTTGCGCCGTTCAGTTCGGTGTAGACCTTCGCCTCGGTCTGCTGGGAGTAGGACTCCTGCATCGCCGTGACCGCGATCGCGTCGATCGCCGGGTTCGCGCTGTCCGCGATCTCCCGGGTGAGCTGGAAGGTGCCGGAGATCGCGCCCGGGGTGACCGTCACGATCCCCAGTTGCATGCTGCCCTGGCTCGGGTTGACACCCTCGACGTGGTCGGCGGTCGCGTTCGTCGAGCTGACGAAGCTGGGGATGTTGAACGGGGTCGCGTCCGCGAGCGTGCCGCGCGACACCGAGTTGACCAGCGGCCGGCCCTTCATCAGCTGGGTCACGTACAGGTCGGGCCGGTAGCCGGGCGGCACGACCTGGGACGCGTTGCCGGTGTTGATCGCGAACTCTGGGTTGACCGCCTCCTTGGCGGTCTCGGCGGTCATCTTGGTGAACTTGTCCAGCCGGCCGCGGGCCTCGAAGTCGCCCTCGGTGCGGGCCTTCCAAGCGTCGCGGACGAAGCTGTGGCCCTGCCCGTTCATCAGGTACACGGGTTCTTCCCGCGTGACCTGCACGCGGCCGGCCGGCACGACCTGGCGCGGCGGAACGCCCTGGGGCAGCGGCAGGTTCGCCATCGCGGTCGTCACCGCGGCGGTGACGGCGTCGGTGATGCCGTTGGTGAACGCGGAGCTGAACGCAGCCACGTCGAACGGCGCGGACGGTGTGGTGGGCTCGACCGGCGCCGGCGGCGCGGCCGGCGTCTGGACGGGCTGCGGTGCGACCGGAGCGGTCATGGTGGGGTCCTCTCGTCGAGCGGTGACGGCCGCGACGCGGGCGTCGTCGAATGCGGGCATCGCGGTCAATGCGACCTTGCGCAAGGTGGCGGACTGCACGTAGCGGACCGAGTCGTCGTCCGGGTGCGCGATCCACCCGTCGGCCTCGCCGTCGAACGTCACGGACGCGGAGAACCCGTCATAGACGCCGTCCTCGGCGAGACCGAGCAGCCGGTCGCCCTCCACGCCGCGGCCGACCTTGAACGAACCGGCCAGGCCGTTCGCGCCGTTGGTGAGGGTGACCGCGCGGCCGATCTCGGAGCCGTACTCGTGGTCGCGGTCGAGCTTCACCCGGGACTCGTTGGCCCAGTGCAGCGATCCGGGCGCGAAGCTCCACTTGTAGCCGCGGTTGTAGGCGACCGTGTTCCACGGGATGACCTGACCGGACACCGTCCTGGATGCTGCGTCGGCCTTGAACGCCGCGGCGTCGGGGTCCATGACGAACCCGACAGTGACGGCGGGCTCGTCGACCGCGAAGTTCACGGCGCCCACCGGCACGAGAGTGCTCTGCACGGTCTCCTCCTGTTGCGGTGACGGGGGTTGCGCGGCCGGTGCCGGCGCGGCAGCTGGTGGCGCGGGGGTGTTGGCCTTCATCGCGGCCCGCACCCGGTCGGTCGGGATGTCCTCGAGCTCGGCGATCCGCTCGTCGTCGTAGACACCGACCTTCCGGCCGGTCTCGTAGGTCTGCATCCGCGAGAGCGTGTCGCTGCGCAGGAACCCGCCGTACTCGGCGCGCACGTAGTAGCCGGGCGGGGTGACGTCCGGCATGGACAGTCGGTCCTCGATCGCGGTCACATAGGCGCCGAGGGTGAAGTCGATCAGGTCCAGGCGCCGCTGCTCGGCGTTCGCATACGTCCTGCTCGTCGTGGAGACGCCGAGTTCCTCGGGGTCGATGCCGATCAGGCGGGAGATCTCCAGCACCGCGTAGTCGCGGGCACTGGCCAGCTGCAGCTGTTCCGGCGTCCACTGCAACTGGTGGGCCGTCAGCGCGGCACCCAGGTACGGCCACGACCGCCGCCCGACTGAGTCCTCCCAGTCGTCGAGCGCCTTCTCGACGTCCTCGTCTTCCGGGTCCATCCCGTCGGTCGGCGAGAAGTACCCCAACGGCATGCCGTCCTTTGCGTACCGGGACGCGGCCTGGTCGAGCGCGATCGCTGCGCGGATCGCGCGAGCGCCGGCCACCAAGAGCGGGTCGTTTGGGGAGTCGATCCGGATCAGCTCGGCGTCCGGCACGAACACCGGCGCCTGACCCTGTGTGACCCCAGTCGACGAGGACACGTAGACGCGGGCCTGCTCACGCACGTTCACCGAGTGGTAGTCCAGCTTGACCACCTTGGACGGGTAGCCGTTGCCGTCGAACTCGGTGATCCGCAGCCACGCCCGGCTCTCGAACAGGAGGTCTTCGACGATGCGCGTCATCGTCACCGAGCGCGCGACGTCGGCCTCCGGCTGCTCAAGCAACTCCGACGGCACGATCCGCCGGCGCGCGTCGTGCTGCTTGAGCCGCAACGTGCCCAACGTGCCGCAGATCAGGTCACGGCCCCGCTTCACCGCCGGCACCGACATCGCCTGATCACGCGACACCCGCGGCGCGAGCGGCCCGTCGACGCCGTAGTTGTACATCTCCGGTGGGATGTCGACGGTGAACGATAGTGGCCGCGCCCAGCGCGGTTCAGGCGCCGGCGGGGTCGGGTCGACGCCCGGCGCGCTGCGCCAGTTCACCAGGTTCCGCCACCAGCCCACGAGCGGAGTATGACACGAAACGGACCACGGTCCGTTTATTCGGGGTGTCCGGGGTTCTGAGGCTGGCGGCCGCGCCGCGACGTGATCACCTTCAGCCGCGGCGCCGGCGGCAGCGTGCGGGCCAGGTGCACGGCGCCAGCGGCCGCGTAGAAGCCGTTGATCGGGCCGGCGGACTTCTTTCGGGTCGCAACCCACAGACCGTCACCGCGGTAGGCCTTCTCCGCGCCGAGCACGTGCGCGTTGATCATCGGGTCGTCGGACTGCGCGATCAGGCCAGCGTTGACCTGTGCGGCGAATCCCATGCAGACCGCGGGGATCTCGGCCACGATCTCCTCGACCCGCACCCCGGGCGGCGGCCACACCCCGCTACGGGACCGTTTCCGGGCGGCCAGCTTCGCCGCAGCCGCGGCCGCCGGCCCGGACGGGAACCACCCGACCACCCGGGGCTTGACCTTCCGGACCAGGCCGGGCAGGTCCCGCGTCATCTCGGCGATGGCGCGCGGCCCGGTCCACGCCTTGACCGCCTCGATCCGGACCCGCTCGACCGGCAGCTCGTCGGCCTGGTCCTCGTCGACGTCCTCGACGGCCGGCTCGTCGACCACCAGGCCCTCGGCAGGCTGCTCGGCGGGCTGTTCGTCGACGGGCATCACCGCGGCCACCAGCAGCACCGCGTGTTCCCCGTCCAGCGACACGTCCACACACGCGGCCAGCCGGGGCCGCAGGCCTTCCATGTCGCCGATGTCCAGGCACCCGGTCCACCGGTCGGGGTCGACGGCGGGGTCCATCACCCGCACCGACATGCACATCTTCTCGGTCTTGAACCCGGTCAGCTTCTTACCGCCCACGTGCAGCGCGGTCTGGGCCTCGCCGAGCAGCGCGTCCGGGTCGATCCGGTAACCGAGCATCGGATTGGCCTGCGCGAGCGCGTTGATGTCCAGCGGGGACGAGCCGTCCGGCGCGGACCACTCGAACAGCCCGACCCGCGGATCACCGACACCGGTCTCGATGAACCGGATCGCGGCGGCCCGCTCGGTGTTCAGCACCTCCGACCGGTCGCTGCCGGCGTTCGACATCGCCCACACCTGCGCGTCGGGCACCGCGATGGTCGCCGGCACGCTCGCGTCCCACGCGCTGTAGTCGTGATGCTGGCGCAGCTCGTCGAGCACCAGGCGGTCAATCGTCAACGACCGGCCACCTTCCTCGTTGGACGCGGCGATCTTGTAGCGGGAGCCTTCCTCGAGGTCGAGTTCTTCGGCCGTGGCTCGCCAGAGGGTCTGTTCGCCGTTGGCCTTGCGCACGGCCCCCTTGTGCGAGATCTCCTGGCGTAGCCGCGGGATCCGCCTGGCCAGCTTCCGGGCCTTGGTCCAGCTCTCCGCGGCGTAGTCGAGCTTGGTCGAGGTGCCCAACACCATGCCGACCCGGTCGACGTACATCCAGTACAGCGTCAGCACCACGACCACTTCGGTCTTTCCCTGCTGCCGACTGACCAGAACGATGACGATGCGGAACCGCGGCCGCCCGTCGGGCAGCAGTTCGCCGGCATGGATGGTCAGCCACTCCTGCCACGGGTAGAGCGGGTGCTTGAGGTCGTCGCGGGCGAACTCGCAGACGTCGAACCCGTAACTGGTCTCCGGGGTCAGCTCACGGAGTGGCGGGGTCCACAGCCGCGGCTCGGTACTTCCGA